CCATTAACATCAGCATCATCACTTGTGCTTTCTAGTATCAATGCATCAGCACCAACAATATGAAGCATACCTGCTGGAGCGACCTCTCCAATACCAAGCTTAGAAGCACTTCCAAGAATCAAGTCATCAGTACTTTGATCCCATAGCATATATCCATTTGTAGATGTATTGCCAAAAAATTTAACATCATAGCCACCACCATCACCTCCTACAGTAAATGATCCATCAAGCTGTACAGCACCATCAATATCAACAGCATCTAAATTAGAAGTGCCATCTACATATAAATTTGTTCCAACATAAAGCCTTAAAGCAATTCCAACCCCACCATCTACTTTTAAAGCCCCTGTAGTTTTACTTGAAGCATCTGTAGTATCATTAATATCTACAGTCCCAGTTACATCTAATTCATCATTAATAGTAACAACTGATGTTGTATGTCCAATAGATATTGGAACACTACTTGTTGCAGTACCAATTGTTATACCATTAGAAGTATTAGAATTATCTATATTTAAAGTTGTTGTTGAATCTAAAGATATGTTTGTACCATCTACAACTAGAGTACCATCTATATCTGTATTGTCTAAATTCGATGTACCATCTACATCTAAATCTCCACCTATGGTTATAGTACCACCATCTGCTATTACTAATTTATCTACCCATGCTCCACTTGTATAATTTGAAAAATGCAAATCATTGTCACTTGCACTAGCCCACATTCTCCACTTGTCTGCGTTGTCATCTCCTTGATCTGCGAATAATTCTAGCACAGCATCACCATTTTCCAAGCTATCTATTTTTAAAACAGATACGTTAGTTTCATATACCTGTACAGTCCCTGACTTAGTATTTGTATCTGTTGTCCATGTTGTTGATGTTGAAGACATATATATCCTTTATAAATTTGGTACAGCCAAACCACGAACCCCAGACTTGCGAGACTTTTGTTTCATCATTTGGTTTTCGTACATTTGCCTAAAATAATTTGCTTGTTCAAAATTTCCTTGATCTTCATATAGTCTTGATTTCATAAAACAAACTAGCTGAGGGTGAAGACTAGTATCTAATCCAATATCAGTGTCTAAATTTTCACTTGTCGCAGTAACAGTTTCGTATTTAGACTTATAAGTTATTCTTAAACCTTTGTCAATAAATAATGAAACCCAGCTTCCAGTTTCATTTGTTGTTGATCCTGATGAAGATTTTGACATTGTAAATGTATCTGAGTCTACAACAGTTACACTTTGACTTGCCAACGCACTGTCATTAAAGCTAGTTGTGCCTGATATACTAACTCTATCTCCTGTAGCAAGACCATGAGACTCACTTGTAAAGGTTATAGTGCTTCCACTTGCACAATCAGCGTCTGTTATAGTGCCACTTAAATTTCCACTATCTTGAAACGAATCATACTTTTCTATTGTTCTTTCAGCTGATCCTGTTGAAGTTGTATCTAAAGCTAAAATAGCTAGTCGTTTATCATCATTAAACCATGCAAAGTATTCATTTGGATAAGTTCTATTTGCCATACTATCTCCTATTTAAGTGCATCATTAGATGAATCTGTATCTGCTCTTAATAGCTTATGAGGATCACTTAGCTTTGGAATTAATACATATCTATCATTAGCATCAAGCACTTCTACTCTTTCTATACTTAAAACCTTCTCAGGAATATCATACCATCTTTTACTTTTTTCTAAATCAGTTGTAGCAGATACAGTATATCCACCTTTTTTATTAGCTATATCCATTAAACCATCATTCATCAATTGTATAAGATATGCTTCTGAATTTCTTCCAAATAATTTTTCTAATTGTGAAAATACATTTTTAACTGTCATTTAAGCTCCTTTTAAAGCTGCTAAACCACGCCCATATTCAGCGTTTAATTTTGCATATTGATCACTATACCATTGATATTTAGTTGATTCTAATTGTAGCCTTGAACTTGCTTCTGCTATAAATCCATTAGCTTCTTGTATTGCCATACTACCTATTGAACTCCATTCAGATATATTTACAGAAGCTCTATTTATTTCAGTAGAGGCTATTGACAATGCTCCTGACATTAATTCTAAATCTTCATTTGCCAAAGCACCATAAGCATCAGTAGTGGAAGATGGTTGATTATTATTTATAACATTTTTTGCATTATCTAATGCGTCTTTAACTTTTTCAAGATCACCATTTTGAAAGTTTTCTGTATCTCCCCAATTATGTGAGGCTATTCTGTCTAATGCAGTATTGACAGCATTAATTGCAGTTGTTATATCTGATTGCCAACTTGTAGTCATGGTATTTTGATATTGTAATAATTGCCTTGAAGCTACATACAATACCACTAAATGCTCTGCTTCATCAGGAAAATTTGCTATTGTACTATCTGCACTTACATCTACGCTAGGATATGCAATATGGTTAACATATGCTGGCTGATTTGCTGTTGGTAAAGGCTTTACAAATAATGTAGGATTTCCAGATGAATTTGCAGAAACCCAAAAAACAGGATCACTTGCAGTCGCATAATAATTTAAATCATTTGGATCATTTGATAGATCACCATACCTTGAAGGTATTTCTCTACATGGTATTTGATAACCACCAGAGTCAGCAGATAAACGAACTACATGAATAATATCTCCTTTACTATCTAAATCAAGCGTAGTTGCAGAATTATTTAAAGTGCTTCTTGTAGCACATTTTGTCTTTAAAACAGCAGGAAGCTGGTTGATAATTTCATTACATGCATCTGCAGCCCACTGATCGCAAGCTGTTTGATCTATTGTCCCACCAATTAAATCAGCTATTTGTGCATCAAACGCCATTATCTATTATTCCTTTCAGCTATATCTTGATCCATTGTAGTATGATTAAATTCTACTTTGGTAGTAGCAGACCAAGTATTACGCATATTAACATGATTGCGAACATCATCATGATCTTTTGCATAACTTCCACATTTACATACCATTTCTGCTTTAGTTTCACATTCTACTTTAGTATCACATCTGTGACAAAAATATACTATAGACATATTATTTTTTACCTTTTTTATCAGATTTTGCATAAAACCCTTTAGTAGGTTTTATCTCTTTTCCTTTAAAATATTGTTTAGAAACATCTTTTGGCAAGGACACAGGCTTTACTTCCTTTCCTTTAAAAGTTTGCTTTGGAAACTTAGCCTTAAACTTAGTATCCTTTGGATTTTTTTGCCATTCACGTACTTTCCCACCATCTTTATACTGCTCTACATCAGCCATTTTTTGAGAACGCTCTTTTGCATTTGTTGTTGGTATTTTCATATCAACCATGTTTTGCTCTTCCATTGCCTTAGCTATTTGTTTTGATGGAAGTCCTTCAGGATTTTTAGTAGAAAATGGATCAACATGACCTCCTTTGTCATATTTCTTTTTAGGCCTTCCTACTTGGCTTCCATATGTTCCTTTGCCTTGTGGCATTATTTTTTACCTCCATTACGAGCATCTCTTGTAGGCCAGTCAAACATTCCACCACCTTCTACTTTACCACCATCTTCCATTCTTAATGCTTTTTTCCAAGCTTTTTTTCCACCAGCTTCTTTAAATCTATCTACAATATCTCCTTTATCTCCCTTAACCTTCTTAGGCTTATTAATAGGTTTAGGACTTACAACACTTGTGATAACATTATCTTTTTCTACACTTTCTCCATCATAGCTAGTTTCAACTGTTTCACCTATTGGTTTTTTAGGTTTATTAACCTTAGTTGTTTTATTGGATTTAGAAATATTTTTTACAATCTTTCTAACATCAGGCTTAGGAGTGGGCTTAGAAGTTTTTTTAGGCTTTGATGCTACAGTAGCTTTATGACGTTTTTTAACTCCATATGCTTTATTAATTTTATTTTGCACTGCTGCATATTCGGCTGTGCCTTTTGTTAACCCTTTACGCTTTGAAACTAATGATGAAAGTGTTTCACCTGATCCAGACTTCTTTTGTTTTTTAACAGCCTTTGCCCAAGTTTTATTTTCTTTTTTCTTAGCTTTTGCAGCTTTTCTTTTAGCTTTACCTGCTTGATATTCTTTTGATCCTTTTGCTGCTTTTTTAATGTCATCCCATATACTCATTTTATTTTTTCCTTCTATTTCTAGCATCAGACATTGGTAAGTCTCCATGCTTGTTAATATATTCTAATGTGTCTAATGTACTCTGATTAACAGAGTCTTTTTTAATTACATATTCCCCACCTTCTGCTTCAATTTTAATACCACCATCATCATGAGATGGGCCATAGAGATTTCCACCTTCAGGAAACTTATTATATCCACCTGTTTCAAAGTTTCTT